AAACAACAAAGAACCATTTAATGAAGGCAGGATCATGTCGATTGGCCCAATGGTGACAGAAGTAAAAGTCGGCGATTTTGTTAAATACGGAAACGGTGACTATTTGAATTGGCCTACGCATAACGTGGGCGGTCAAGATTACCAAGTAATTCAAGAAGCGGACATTTGTGCCGTAGTTGAAGCATAATCCACAAACCTAACTCTTTTAAGGATCACATCATGTCAAATTCACAAGCAATTGGCGCGGCATATCTTGACCAAGATATTATCGATGCCAATTATTCCCTAGTGAACAATATCACAGGGCAATTAGGTTACACAACTGGCAGCACAACAACTTCTGGCGTTTCTGTTACCCAGGCCACTAGCAAATCAACGGGCGTAACGCTCAATGCCGCAGCTGGTCAAATTGTGACCAACAATGCAGCGTTAGCGGCTGCTGGTGAAGTGGCTTTTGTAGTTACTAATAGCGCAGTAAGCGCATTAGATATTCCAGTAATTGCCCTAGCATCTGGCGCAGCAACCGCGGGAACTTATTTGTTAAGCATTGCAGCTGTAGCAGCTGGTTCTTTTACGGTTGTAATTTCTAATGCTAGTAGTGGTTCATTGTCTGAAGCCCTAACAATCAATTTTGGCATTATTCACGTTGCACAACTGTGAACGAAGCAGCCCTAAAAGCCAGGATTGAAACCCTGACCGCCCAGGCCCGTCAAATGGAACAAAACATCCAGGCGATAAGCGGGGCGATCCAGGATTGCCAATATTGGTTAACCCAACTGGACCAAACCAATGCCGCAAACAAAGCCGATAGCGCACAAGACAACGGGGAAGGGTAAAACCTACAACCCAACGGATAAGGGCGCGGGCATGACCGCTAAAGGCCGTGCTGAATACAACGCCAAGAACAATAGCAATTTAAAGCCCCCAGCACCTAATCCGAAGACCAAAAAAGACGAAGGCCGTAAGGCCAGCTTTTGTGCCAGGATGGAAGGTGTAGTCAAAAACGCCAAAGGCCCAGCAGAACGGGCCAAGGCATCACTAAAGAACTGGAACTGCTAATGAAACCTGGACTCTATGCCAACATCCACAAAAAGCAAGAACGGATAGCCAAACAAAAGGCCGAAGGCAAGCCCGTAGAACGTATGCGTTCGCCTGGTAGCAAAGGCGCACCCACAGCTGCAGCATTTAAACAATCTGCTAAGACAGCTAAGAAATGACAGACTTAATCGAAAAGCGCCCCGTAGGTCGCCCAAGCTTGTACGACCCCGCATTCTGCGACCAGGTTGTAGAGCTAGGCAGCCAGGGTAAATCCATAGAACAAATAGCCGCAAAGCTAGGGGTTTCTACTAGGGTGCTATTCGATTGGAAAGATAGACACGAAGAATTTCTGCGCGCCTTGGACCAGGCGAAAGAGCTGGAGCTGGATTGGTGGGAAACAATAGCCCAAAACATGATGATCGAGAACAAAGACGCTGCCAAACTAAACAGCGCGATCTGGTCCAGGTCAATGGCTGCACGATTTCCTAAGAAGTATCGGGAAAGCACCAAGACTGAGATCACAGGGGAAAACGGCGCACCGCTGCTGCAAGGCATCCAGGTCACATTTGTAAAGCCGAATGAATGACATAGTCAACCAGGCGATAGCTAAAGCGGAATTCCCAATTAAGCTCAAGGGCTTGTTTGAGAAAAGCCGCTACAAAGTCGCATACGGTGGACGGGGTGGAGCTAAGAGCTGGGGCATAGCCAGGGCGCTACTGATCAAAGGCGCTAAAGACCCGATGCGAATCCTTTGCGCCAGGGAATTCCAAACATCCATCAAAGACAGCGTCCACAAGCTGTTATGCGACCAGATCGAAGCGCTTGGACTGCTGGGGTTTTATGAGATAACCCAAAACAGCATCCGCGGCAAGAACGGAACAGAGTTTTCCTTTGTAGGCCTACGCAACAACGTGGCAAACATTAAGAGTTACGAAGGCGTGGATGTTGTATGGGTGGAAGAAGCTCAGACAACCAGCCGCCTATCCTGGAACATCCTAATCCCGACCATCCGCAAACAGGGCAGCGAGATATGGATTAGCTTTAACCCAGAGCTGGAGACAGACGAAACATATCAGCGGTTTGTGCTAAAGCCGCCCGCGGACTGCATCCAGATCAAAATCAACTGGAGCGATAACCCGTGGTTTCCCGATACGTTGATGCTGGAAAAGGACGCACTAAAGCAGCGCGACCTGGAAGCATATAACCAGGTTTGGGAAGGGCTATGCCGCCAATCAGTCGATGGGGCTATCTTCGCTAAGGAGCTGCAGCAAGCAGAATTAGATGGGCGGTTGTGCAAAGTCCCATATGACGCAACCAAACCAGTTCATGCCGTGTTTGACCTGGGATGGGCCGACAGCACAGCCATTTGGTTTTTGCAGTTTGTGGGCATGGAAACCAGGCTAATCCGCTACATCGAAGACAGCCAGAAGACCATTAGCCACTACCTGGCGACCATGCAAACGTTTGGTTATGTGTACGACAAGGTTTGGCTGCCACATGATGCGGAGAATAAAACCTTGGCTGCAGCTGGTCGGTCCATTGATGACATAGTGCGGGCAGCTGGATATAAAACCCAGATATTGCCCCGTGTGCCAATCCTGGACTCGATCAACGCTGCCAGGACCATATTCCCCAGCTGCTACTTTGACCGCGATAATGCTGCCGAAGGGATTAATTGCCTACGCCACTACAGATATGAAGTCGATCCAGTATCGGGCCAGTTCAGTAGAACCCCGCTACATGACCACTACTCCCACGGGGCGGACGCATTTAGATACATTGCGCTAATGATTAAAGAACCAGCAGCCAGAAAACCCAAGGCCCAGGTTGCAATGGTCGCTGGTTGGATGGGATAATAAATTAAAGAGGTACACCAATGGCACGAACAAACGAAGCTAAAGACGAACGCATCCAGAAGGCAATAGACTTTTGGCATTTGAGTAACGATGCGGATTCTGCTAACCGCGCCGAAGCCTTGCAAGATATTAAGTTTGCAGCTGGTGACCAATGGCCCGTGGAGATACAAAACTCGCGCAACGTTGAAGCCCGCCCTTGTTTGACGATTAACAAGATCGATGCCTACATCCGCCAGGTGACAAACCAGCAGCGTATGCAGCGCCCCAGGATCAAAGTGCAGCCAGTAAATAACCTGGCAGATTACAAGATCGCCCAGGTGATCGAAGGCATGACCAGGCACATCGAAGTTAACTCAAACGCTGATACGGCCTACGATACGGCCTTTGACTATGCCGTGCGGATGGGCTGGGGTTACTGGCGCATAAACACCCGCTACGTCAGCGAATCATCGTTTGACCAGGAAATCTACATCGACACAATCGACAATCCGTTTACCGTTTACTTTGACCCTAATTCCGTGCTGCCAGACGGATCGGACGCTGAAAAGTGCCTGATCACGACCGTGATGGATAAGAAAATATTTAGAGAATATTACCCAGACGCAGACGATGGCGCTAACTTCACCCAGCGATCTACGGGTGACGATACCGCCAGCTGGGTTACTAAAGAGGACATTCGCATAGCTGAATACTTCTATGTAGAACGCGAACGCGCCAAGCTTTACCAACTTAGTGATAACACGGTTCACTTTGCCGACTCTGCTAACTTCTTCGAGAAGGTCGAAGCAATGGGTTTGTCCGTGGTGGACGAACGCGACACATTCCGCAAGGCCGTGAAATGGTGCAAGATGACCGCCCTGGAAGTCCTGGAAGAGAAAACCTGGGCTGGCAAATATATTCCCGTTGTTCCGTGCTACGGCGCACAAGTAATTGTGGATGACCGCCGCAAGCGCTACGGCCTGGTAAGGTTTGCTAAAGACCCGCAGCGGATGTATAACTTCTGGCGCACCAGCATGACCGAATCGGTTGCGCTAGCTCCAAAGGCCAAATGGCTGCTAGCAGAAGGCCAGGACGAAGGCCACGAAAACGAATGGGCATTGGCTAACATCAAATCCAGCCCCGTCCTACGCTACAAGCAAAAAGACATTGAAGGCGTACCAGCGCCCATTCCGACCAGACTGCAGCCAGAAGCACCGCCCGCGGGCATTATGGAAGCAGCTGGCGCTATATCTGCCGACTTGCAAATGGTCCTGGGCATACTTGATCCCAATCAGCTGCCATCGGGCAACATTTCGGGCAAGGCATTGGCTGGGCAACAAAGCCAGGTCGATTTGTCTAACTTCCACTTTTACGACAACATGACCAGGTCGATCCGTCACACGGGCAAAATCATCCTGGACTTGATCCCGTACATCTACGACACAAACCGCGTAATGCGGATCATTGGATCGGACGGGCAGCCTGACATGACCACGATTAATGAGAAAACCGAAGTGGGCAAAGTGCTAAACGATGTCACGGTCGGCGAATACGATGTGGTTATGGATACTGGACCAGGATTCCAAACCAAGCGCCAGCAAGCAGTCGAAGCCATGATGCCGCTGTTAACGGGCAACGAACAGCTATTCAATATCGCTGGCGACCTGGTGTTTAGAAATATGGATTTCCCTGGTGCGGACGTAATAGCCGACCGCCTGGCATCCATGAACCCAATGGCCCAGGTGGACGAAAAATCCGACATTCCGCCCCAGGTCCAAATGGAATTGGCAAACAACAAAAAGCAAATGCAAGAAATGCAGCAGCAGCTCCAGGCCGCGCAGCTGGAGATCAACAACCGCGGACAAGTGGCGCAGATACGCGAAGAAGGCGCAACCAAGCGCAAGCTTATGGACGTTACCGCCAGGGCGCACAACACCGAAACAATGGCAGAAGTCAGAGTTAACGACCAAAATACCCGTTCACTTACAAGCCAGAATAAAACGGAAATCGAAGCGATTGTGGAATTGTTGCTGCACAACATGGACACAAACCGCCTTATGCAAGAAATTGAGAAGCGCAACCTGGAACAAGCCCAGTATTCAACCATTGCAGCAGCAGACATTGGACACGGCGCAAGCCCATTTACGCAACAAGAACAAATGCAGCCGCCAATGGAACAACAACCTATGCAATAAGCTTGACGAATGAATAATCTTGTGGTACAAACCCACAACCTTTACCCGTGGGGTTCACGGGGCAAATTCTTTGAGGAAACTCAATGTCAGAAGTAGCAGAACGACTTGCAGCCAATGTGGTTACAAGTGAAAATTTAGCGGAATTTAACGCCAAACGAATGGGTTTAGCTGATCCATTACCTTCAGAAGCCGCGGCTGCCGTAGAGGAAACTCCAGCAGAACCGACCGAAGAGGTAAGCCAGAGTGAACCAAGTGGTGAAGATGAAGCGAAAGCAACGGAAGAACGCAAGCCAAATCCAAAATTGGAAAGGCGGTTTTCTCAGATAACTAAAGAGCGCGAATCAGCACGGGAAGAAGCCCGTAGGGAACGCGAACTAAGGGAATCTTTGGAAGTCCAGGTCAAGGAGCTGCAAGCCAGGTCACAGCCAAGCGCTGAACCGAAGTTTGATAGTGAACCAAAGCCAGAGCAGTTCACAGATATGTATGAGTATCAACAAGCTGCCATAGATTATCGTGTGGACCAGCGATTAGGGGAAGAAAAGCAGAAGATAGAAAACGCCAGAGTTGAAGCCGAACGCATGAAGGTGGTAAACACCTGGGCGAAACGGGTGGAAACAGCGAAGGCAGAGATTCCAGACTTTGAAGACATGGTCGGATCAGCAGACGTTGCTGTAAGCAATGAAGTGCGCGATGCGATCTTCGAATCAGAGGTTGGACCTCGCGTTTTATATCACCTGGCAGAAAATCCCGACCTCGCGGAAAAGCTTAACGGCATGACCATGACAGCCGCTTTGAGAATGATTGGTAAATTGGAAACGCAATTCGAGAAAAAACCCGAAGAGCTATTGTCGAAGACCGTTGTTAACAAAAGTAAAGCGCCAGCACCGATTAACCCTATCAGATCGGCAGCCAACGGGCGAGATGTGAACCTGACTAGCGATGGTCAATTCCACGGTTCGTATCAATCCTGGAAAGCAGCACGACTTGCTGGGCGAATCCGCTAGCGAAACAAACGCAACAATCCAACATTTGGAGAAACTTAAATGGCAAATAATTTACTAACGATCAGCATGATCACAAACGAAGCCTTAATGGTTTTGGAAAACGAGTTGACCTTCTCAGGCCAAGTCGATCGCAACTATGATGACCAATTCGCCGTTACTGGCGCGAAAATCGGTGCGACTTTGAACGTTCGCCGCCCTGGTCGATTTGTTGGAACTACTGGACCAGCATTGAACGTTGAAGACTTTAACGAGACTTCAGTACCCGTTACTTTGTCTACACAGTTCCACGTTGACACCCAATTTACTAGCCAAGACCTGGCTTTGTCATTGGACGCATTTTCGGATCGCATTCTCAAACCCGCCGTTGCAGCAATTGCTAACAAGGTGGACTTTGACGGTTTGACAATGGCTAAGAACAACACCGCTAACATTGTTGGCACAGCTGGCACACCCCCAACTGGTTTAATTACCTATTTGACCGCTGGTGCGTTTCTTGATTCTGAAGGCGCACCACGCGATGGTCGCCGTTCATGTGTGATCGAACCCTTTACATCTGCAACTATTGTTGACAGCTTGAAAGGTTTGTTTGTTCCATCTGACGTAATCGGTAAACAATACACCAAAGGCATGATGGGCCGCGATTCCGCTGGTATGAATTGGTACATGGACCAAAACGTTGTGGCACAAACTTTCGGATCGTATTCAACTGCGACCCTGGCTTGTGCAACCACTACCGCAACTGGCTTCTTGACTTCTGGCTGGGCTACAACTTCGACTATTGCGTTAACTGCAACGACCGCTACTGCTGGTCTGAAGCAAGGTGACGTAATCCAGATCGATGGCGTGTTTGCTGTTAACCCACAGAACCGCCAGGCTTACGGCAGCAACAAGCTCCGTAACTTTGTGGTGACTTCCAACGTGACCGTGGCAACTTCTGGTACTACTTCAGTAACAGTTAGCCCCGCCGTGATTACAGCTGGTCAGTTCCAAAACGTGTCGATCCCGACTACTTCTGCAACCGCAGCAGTAACACCGTTTAACAAAACTGGTACGGTTTCCCCACAAAACATCGTTATGCACAAGAACGCATTCTGCTTGGCTACCGCCGACTTAGAATTGCCAGACGGTGTCCATTTCGCTGGTCGCGCTAGTGATAAAGAACTAGGTTTGTCTTTAAGAGTAATACGCCAGTATACAATTAACAACGATAGTATTCCTACTCGCGTTGACGTGTTGTATGGCTGGGCCCCGCTATACCCTGAATTGGCTTGCCGCGTTGCAGCCTAAAGTTAATGGGGGCTAAACACCCCCGTTTTATTAAACATTTTTAAGGAAAACATATCATGGCTAATCCAGGACCAGCAACCACAGTAACAGTTCACCCTTCTAATTTGGCAACAAACCAAGCGATTCGCCTTTTGGCTGTCGCAATTGGTGTAAATGTCAATGCAACGGGTGACCAGGCAACTTTGGCAATAAATAACACCACTAGCTATTCAGTTAGCAATGTGGTTTTTACAAATGCGTCAATATCTTTATCAACTGCTGCCGCGGGTCTGTTTACAGCACCTAGCGCTGGCGGTACTGGTATTGTGGCAAATGCCGCTTTATCAGGATTGTCTGCTTCTACAGTAGTATCGCAGCGCACGGTTGCATCTACTGCTGCACAAACAGCGCAAAACCTATATTTAAATGTAGGAACAGCTCAAGGCGCAGCGGCAACTATGGACGTTTACGTTTATGGTTACGACTTTAGTAACTACGGCTAAAAACTGTATGAAATAAAGGGAAGCCACTCTCAAAAGGGGTGGCTTTTTCCTTTTTGAAGCCTATAATTCAGACACAATTTTGAAGGATTGAACATGGTCAACACTTCCGCAATGCGATACAGCGGTCGCACTTATGCACTAGACCTCACAACATCGGCAAGCGCTGCCACGTTGATTGAAGCTACAACAAACGATCAAACCAATTACGTTTCGTTGCTAAATACTGGAACTGGTAGGGTTGGCGTTGAATTTTCTAATTCCAGCACCGTAGCAACCCCCACTATTGCATCCACAGGCAATAGCGGATCATTTGTGCTGCCAGCTGCAATGACTTTCCCGCTTCTAGTCGCTGCCCCAAAAGCACCGTTCTACATCAAAGCCATTAGTTCGGGCACAAACAC